TTCCAGAGATGATTTTTAGATTCGGTCATAGTAACATCAGTTTTTGTAAGATTGAGCATTCCATTATGCCCATTCATAGAAAGCGTAAACTCATTCATAGGATACAGATATTCGTCCATAATAAAGGGGAGGTCATAGTTTTACCTCCCCCAATTATATCAGAACGGAGCGGGTTGGTCAAGGTCGTAAGTTACGTGCTCACCACCTTCAGAAGGCATTTTAAAATCAGCATCCACCTTGTCATAGAGTTCCAGGAAAGATTGTTTGGTCTCATCGTCAAAGCGATTCACACACACTTGAATTGCCTTTGCCTTATCATTAAAGATGCTGTAGGCACGGATGATGTGAACCAGACGGCGGGTGCTAATGATTTCTTCAATACCACCATCGTAGAACGTCTTTCTAATAATATCCGCCCAATCGCAAAGTCGCTTACAAAAATCACGATCTTCCACACCCAAGTCCAGAGCGATACCTTCCAGAATCTTTTGTTCTGTCGTAGTAGAAGGGTAAGATTGTTCAAAGGTCACGGGGAATCGCTCAAGAAATGCTTCATTGAGAACGTTGGTGCCGATAAAACGACCGTCATCAGAACCCTTACCTTTGGTGTTTGCAGTGGCAACCACGTTAAATCCAGCGGCAGGTTTTACGAAACGACCAATCTTTTTCAGGAAGACACCCTTACCTTCCAGAACAGATTGCAGGCACAGAATCTTGTTAGAAGCAAGGTCAATCTCATCCAGAAGAAGGATTGCACCACGCTCCAGTGCTTCAATCACAGGACCATTGTGCCAAGCAGTTTCACCATTCACCAGACGGAAACCACCAATCAGGTCATCCTCATCAGTCTCAATGGTAATGTTGACACGAATCAGTTCACGCTTCAGTTGAGCACACGCCTGCTCAACCGAGAACGTTTTACCGTTACCCGAAAGACCCGTAATGAACGTAGGGTAAAAGAGACCGGACTGAATAATTTTCTTAATATCGTTAAAGTTACCAAACTTGACGAAGGTATCATCTTTATCAGGAATAAGGTTTTGTTCAGCAGCAGGGAGTACAGCAGGAGCACTAAAAGAACGCTCAATCTCTTCAACACGTTCTTGAGTCACTTCCAGATTCCAACGACCACGAGCAGTCTTATAACTCTCAAGACGACGACTAACAGTCTGATAGTTAAGACCACGAGAAGCACAGAAACCCCTGAGGTCACCAGTAGTAATTTCAGAACCATACAGTTCTTGAATGCTTGCGATAAGTGCTTGGTCGTTCACAGAAGACTTGCGAGACATAATGTAGTTAGGTGGTTTTGTTTGAACTCTCATATTATACACACAAAAAAGGGGCAGGTAAGTGCCCCTTGTGACGGTTTGGAAAGTGGTTCACGCAATAAGTTCCACAAACTCTCCAAGAATACGCTTGTTCATTTTTTTGGATTTCAAACTCTTGACAAAAGCAGATTTGATTTGTGCCTTCGAAGCATCTTCTGACACAGCAAACTCCGAATCTTGAGAAAGCGCATTTGCAGAAAGTCCGAAATAAGTATTATACCCAGACTTTTTGATAGAAAATGCCTTTTCCTTGCGCCAGGAATTCATTGTCTTTTCATAATCAGGACCATAATACCCACAATAACGAAGAATAAAAGTACGTGCGTCGTGAGATTCAAGCACACGAATACCGATAAAATTAATATCAGTAAACTTATCTCTCAAATTGCGGAGGAAAACATCAGTCATTTGATGCCATTCACATTCAAGAGAGTAAGTATTACCAGTTTTGCGGTCACGCAAGAACGAATTAGTGCCAATATGAGAAGTACCCAAGTAAGGACCATCTTCCCAGTGACGCTTCACTTCACGGTGATACTTAATACCACACGCCTCACCATCAGTCAGAATGACACACTGAATTTTCTGAAGTTTATTTTCCTTTTGAAATTTGGGAAGAATTTGATGAAGAGCAATCATAGATTCATTCAGAGGAGTTCCAGAAAGACTCATACCGAGAGGAGTAGGATAGGAATGATAAGAATGAGGCCCAAAAGAAACTGCAAGACGGAAAATATTTTTCATTTGATTTTCTAGAGTCTTACCATTTACTTTACTGGTGAGAAGATTCATCATAGAAAACCATTCACCAACCTGAATCAGACCATCTTTCTTTTGATAGGCAAGTTCGCGCATATTTGCCCTACCATTCTCATCATAAGTCACCAAAGGATAATCAGTAGTGAAAGCATAAACATCAAAAGGAATTGCAACTTTCTTACAGAACCAAACAAGATTGAAGAGTTGCTTGACAGTATCCAGCATTACCTCACCCATAGAACCAGACCAGTCAAGAACGAATACGAGACCGTGATTCTTACCAGTAGCAAGAGTAGTGACCTTTTTGAAAAGGTCCTCATTGTATTTGTAGGTATGAAGTTTGGAGCAATCCAGCACACCAGTGCGAGCAGTGGTGGCACGGGCATAGGAATCTGCTGCCTTACGACACTCAAACTCTTTCACAAGATAATTGACTTCCTTTTGTGCAGAACGCTTGAATTCCATAAACTGCTTATCAACCTCACCAAAAACACATTCATAAGTGCGGTCACTGTTTTTCAAATATCCATTCCAAGACTCACTACATTGAGAATGAATCTCTGCATTTGAAACAATAATCTTTTTCAGGTCAAGTTGAGGAATTTCCAGATAGACATTTTCATATCCATCATTATTAACAAGTTCTTTAAGTGCCTCTTCCAAAGACTCCATCGTCTTTACTTCAGGTTCTTCATTCTTCTCACCACCTTGATTGGCGGGATTGGGTTGTTGTTTCTGATCCGAAGATTCATCAGAAGAAGCACCTTCGGAAGCACCAGATTCGGGTTGGTCATTTTCACCCTGGTGCTGGTCAGTAATATCAGGAGAAGGTTGATTATCTGCACCACTGTCCTGTGATTCCAGATTATCAAGATTAATTTTAACTTCTTCTTGCTGTTTTTGCTTACAATACTTATAGAGTGCCTCTGATGCAATCAAGACATCGGAAAAAGTTTCAGCATCAGCAATCAGATTGATAATATCAGTCTCTTCACCACGCTCAATGGGAATGTCGATATAATTACCAATCTTGAACCACAGGTTAGCACGGTCGGCAAGGTTATAAGTTTCCAGTTTATCATCACCAACCTGGAAAAAATCGTCGTCGGCAAGTTCCTTGTAACCGTTATAGAAAGTCTTAGCAAGACCAGCATAACGACGCTTCATCAGTTTCTCAATGCGAGCATCTTCCACCACATTCACAAACTGCGGAGGAATCTTATATTTTTTCAACCAGTCTTCATCAGGAGTATAGAGAGCGTGACCGACCTCGTGCCCCACCAGAAGGTCATACACTGTGTTGCTTGCCTTCTCCCACATCGGCAGAGTCAGCACACGAGTATGGACGTTAAAGCAGGCAGTCTCTACTTTCTTGTGCTCAACCACAAGGTCTTCGGTAGCAAGCAGTTTGGCGAGTTGGGACTTGATTTCGTGACGGACAGACATAGATTTGATTCGTATGGACCTATCATACAAAAAAAGAGGGTGGTGAAACCCTCTAATGTGCCAGTTTGGAAAGTGGTTTCACAACCAATCGGGAACTTTCATACCTGCAGGAGGTTGTTTCCACCCATGAGGATCCATAAGAGATCTAACCTCTTTATATTTTTGTGGATCATTTTTTCTCAGTTCACCCATTTTTTGAGTCCATTTAAATTGCTTTTTATCTAAAGATAATGGTTTTCCGCCAACCATCATAGGTCTACCATTAACAGATGGATTGACATCACCCTCCGCTTCCATAATACTCTCAATCCATGCTTCACTCATAGCACTCATGATTGCTTCTGCAGATTTCTCATCAGATGCAAAACCTTCATCAAGAAGATACGAAAGAACTTCTTCACGAACTGAACGAGGATTGAAATTTGGACTTACATCTGATCTGTAAGTATGTCCACCAACATTCTGACCTAGATTTTTTCTTCTCTCTTTCTCAAACTGATATTGCTTTTTAGGGGATCTTTTCTTTTTAGGAATGGGTTTACCCGTAATACCAATTTCCGTTTCGTCTTTTGCCATCTCTACAACTACTTTTTAGATATTTATAAAAGAAGAAGCGTCCCCGTGCTGGAGACGCTTCTTGAGTGCTTGGCGACGTGCCTTTGCTTGCCGTAATGCTTGAGGTTTAAGTTTTCGTTTCTGGGGTTTGCCAGAGTTGTGTTGCCAATTCGGAAGTTTCATTTTTCTCCGTGAGTGAATCCATCCATTCTCCAATTCTATCAACAAGTCGGTCCAACCAGTCTTGTCCTTGTACCACTTTATCTTCTGTCATAATTCATTTTTATAAGAGAACCCGTTTTTCTTTTCAAACTTAATCACACTATCAAACTTATCGTGCAAATCAGACTTGTGCGAAATAACAAAGATGTTAGCATCTTTCACAACATACCGAATAATCTTTAAAAACTCATCAGCACCAAATCCATCGAGAGAAGAATCAAAAACTTCATCAAATAAGAGAATATTGCAGTTTACAGAATTCTTCAGTCTTGCAACTTCACGCCAGGCAAATAACAAACTCAAATCAATTCTTGCCTTTTCACCCTCACTGAAAGAACTATAAGAAAAGTCTTCGTGAATGGGAGATTTGACACTTTCATTAAACTCTTCATCAAGTTGGAAATTGATGTAAAAATCCATCATCTGTAGATAACGATTCACCTGCTGATTGATGAACGGAAGATACTTTTTAATAATCTTCGTCTTTACACCATCATCTTTAAGTAAGGAGTAGGCAAAATCGTAATAAACAATTTCTTCTTTTTTCTTTGAAAGGTCTTCGAATGTTTTTTGGAGATTGTCTTGAAATTCCTCTAACTTCTCATGTTCAGTATTTCTATTTGCAAGGTTTTGGGTAATAGTTTGAATTTCAGATTCAAGGTCTCTGATTTGCCTCTGGTTGAGTGAAATCCGAGTATTGTTTTGAGAAATCTCATGGTTGAGTTTCGTAATCTCCTTAGATAGAACTGTGAATTGACGCTCTCGTTCCTGTTCTAACTTTATAGTCTCCTCAAGTTCTTGAAAACCTTTCTGGAGTTCCTTTGCTTTATTTTGAGCGTCTGCAATTCTATTTAATCGAAACTCTTCTTCGATCGTTTGTGTGCAAGTAGGGCATACCGTATTTTCTGTAAAAAACTTATGCTCTTGAGTAATTGTAGATACTTTTTGTGAGAGTTTACCTTTGAGATTATTCAATTTTAATAATTTATCTCCAGCACCAATCAATTCTTCTTGCAATTTAGTTTTGTCAACAAGTGAAGATTCTACGGTAGAAATATGAGTCATATAATCACCAATTTCAAAATCTAAATTGGCAATCTTTTCTTTATTGGCATTAATATTGGCATTACCACGATTCTCAAGTTCTTCGATGAAACTCTGTTGCATTTTCATCTTGTCCTTAAGAGTTTCTTTCTTAAGTTCAAGAGATTTAATCTGGTCTTTCTTTTCCCGAATTTTATCTTTAATGAGAGAATTCATCGCAGAGAAAATACGAATATCCAGAAGGTCTTCAATTACTTCACGACGATGTGATGTTGCCAATTGCATAAAGGGTACAAAAGTGCTGCTACCCAAAATTACAATTTGAGTGAAACTCCGGTAATTTAATTTGAGAATATTTTCTTCTAGAATTCTTTGATTTGCCCGATCGTCTGCTTCCTTATGAAGAGAGACGCCATTCACTTCAATATCAAAAATATTTGGTTTGATTCCGCGACGAACCAAATAATTCTTATTATTAATCGTAAACTCAATTTCAACTAAACAATCCTTTTCGTTGGTTGTATTAACCAGTTGAGGTTTATTAATCCGCCTGAACGGTTTATTAAAAAGAACAAATGTAAGTGCATCCAACACGGTGGATTTACCTGCACCATTTGTACCAATGATCAAATTTGTATTATTTTTCTCAAAGTCAATTTCTGAAAACTGATTCCCAGTTGAAAGAAAATTGCGCCATCTAATCTTGTGAAATACTAACATTTTTAGGGGGGATTACAATATCGTCAGGAGTGACCACGGCATACTTGTAATTATAGCGTTTGCAGGTCATTATGGCAAGGTCATCATCAACCTCTACAACATCCATTATGGTCTTTTCTTGGTCTTCTAACATCATTGCATAACGAGTAGCATCGTCTTCTTCCTCAAAAAGAAATAAGACTTTTTCACCATATCGATTTTGAACCGCATATGCTCCATCGTCTTTTCTATTTTTGAGTGTAAGAAGAAACATTATTCTACTTCGCAAGCTTGCTGATAAAGATCTTGAAAAATACCTTTAATAATAGTCTTATCAAACTCAAACTCCGATTCTTCAATATAACGATTTAGAATTGTGAGAGTGTTTTCGTCTTCACTGATTTCAAACTCTTCATTTTCTTGAATCTCAAAGTTTTCAATAATCTTAAGTTCTTGAATACCTACTGTATAAAGTTTATCAATAAACTTCTCAAAATCTTTTGGTTTGGATTTTTTACGAACAATTACTTTCACAATCTTATTCACATACTCTGTAGCATCAAACATTTGATGTGGAGTATCCTCATAATAAATGTTATAGAATAATTTATAAGGATTGTTAATTGGAGTATGCTCTAGAGTTTCTGTATCAAAAATGTGAAACCCGCGAGTGTCATTCACATCATTCCAATACATCTCATAAGTATTACCCAGGTAAAAGATTTTTCCATTATCGGAGCGAGTATGGTAATGACCAGAAAATACTTTCTGAAACTTATCAAAAATCTTTGGATCAGTTCCGTAATCTTCCATTACAAGATTTCGATTTACACTAAAACCTTGAAGTTCTAAATGACCCATTGCAATCTTTGCTTTGGACTTTTTAATTTGCTTTAGTGTCTCATCATAGTTTTCACTACAAATCCAAGGCACCATCATAATGTCGAGACCACCAACCTTTACTGTCTGTGGCGAACTATAAGTTCTAATATTAGAATAATTCTGAAGAAGAAGTGATGGTGAATTAACGTGATTGGTATTCTTAAAGTAACAATCGTGATTACCCACAATCATATGAACTTCGTGATTTTTGAGAGGTTCAAATACTACACGCTTTGCCCATTCTAAACTTTGATAATCAATTGACTTGCGACTATCAAAGGCATCACCCATATGAACGACTGTTTTAATTCCATACTCTTCAAGAGCAGGAAAGAAGACATTCTTATAGAAGAGTTCAAAGTGATCGTGGAGATACTTGGAACCCTTCCGAGCGCCATAATGAGTGTCAGTTAAAATTGCTACCTTCATCGATTGCTACGATACTGGATATTGTCTTTCATACTATTATAGTCGGAATTACTCCCAGAAAGCAAGTTGTCATCAATCATCATAACCTCATCAAAACCGGTGCGTTCTATAATCTTGGTCTTAATTTCCAATTGCTTTTTCTCCTTCTGAATACGGCGGAGAAATGCGTAATGAATAATTTGAGTAAAATAAGCGAAAGGATTACTTGATTTTTCTGGGTCAAAATTGTGAATGTATTGAACGCAATTTTCTATGCCATCAGAAATCATATCATCCCGAAACATATAATTCACAAAGTTAGGTTTATAGGAAAGGTGCGTGGCAATCTTAAGGAAGCACTCTCCCAAATAATTTGTAATACGCGGTTTAGGAAGTCCTTTTTCTTTAGCAGCAGCAACCTTTGTCCTATAAACAATCAATGCTTCAAGTAACTCTTTATTATTCACATAATGTTCTGATTTCTTTTTTGGCATAATGCATCTGTCTTTTGTTTAATATAAGTTGACTTAATTATACCACACAAATCAAGGGCTTGACAAGTATCAAAAATGTGTGTAGACTAGGTTTGTCTCCATTGAAGATGAGAATTTAGCTTTCTTTATTATCTTTAAGATCCTTAAGGAAAATATCTTCTAGAGACTTACGAGAGCTCTCTACTGAACCTAAATATCCCATTTTATCAGAGATTGAAACTTTACCATCAGATTCAATTTCAACATCACTATCATCTTCAAGATATCGATGATAAAAATCAATCGTAGATTGATTTTTGATTTCAGTCATAGTAACAATCTTATCTAACTTAATTAAGAAAAAGTCATCATCAGGTATCTCCATCCAGGGTTTTATCTTTAAATAAGTACTAGAATGATTTGTAAAGACTTTCATAGTCACTGGATTTTGGAGAATAACAATAGGGTCTCCATCATTCTCATCAATAGAGATAAGAGAGAAAATTTCTTCACCAGTGATTAGTTTGATTGCTGCGTAAAACTCTTCTCCCATCAGTTCTTAAAAGGTATGTTTACAATATCGTAATTAAAGTTTTCTTCATTATAAATTTTAATACGCTCAATAAGAT